ATGACACGCATACGGATAGGCACGTTCTCTACGATTGGCACACCGTTCTTCTTCCGGCTCTCCAATGCAAAAATGATGTTACGTTTGATATTCATAATTGGGTGCGTTTGAAATTCTACACCCAAATATACACCCAAAAATTGAAATAGCAAAAGGCATTTAGAAAGATTTAGATTTACTCTTCATTGTAGATAATATATGATTATCAGTGATTTGCAATTTTATGATATTTTCTGAAAGCGTAGGTTCTGGAGCCTGTCTCTCCGCTGAACGTGCTGGACAGAAATGGTCAGCAAACGGACAAAAAGCTACAAATCAATGATTTGTGGCTTTTTTTATTACCCGAAAGTCCGGCTTCCAAGACTTCAAAAGTACGGTAAAAGACAAAGTTTCGTTACCAAACCGTTAGCCGGGCAGTTACCGAAACAGGAATAGGTAACGGCAGGCAATGAAAAGAAATCCTCACCGTTTTGTTTGCGCTCATACACAATGTTTTGCATATCAAGGAACGCTTATATGGCAAGTAATTTTGCACTAAAAAATATAAGCGTATGAAAGTAGAAAAATTCAAGGTGTTGCTCTACCTCAAAAAGAGCGGACTGGACAAATCGGGAAAGGCTCCCATCATGGGACGCATCACGGTAAACCGCACAATGACACAGTTCGGATGCAAGCTGTCCTGCACTCCCGAATTATGGAATCCCCGTGAAAGCCGTCTGAACGGAAAGAGCAAAGAGGCGGTTGAAACCAACGCCAAGATTGAGAAACTGCTGCTTGCCATCAATTCCGCATTTGATTCTCTGTTGGAGCGCAAGCAGGAGTTTGACGCTACGGCAGTCAAGGACATGTTTCAGGGGAGCATGGATAAGCAGATGACCCTGTTGAAACAGTTTGACCGTATCAACGAGGACTTGAAATCGCGTATAGGCATCGACCGTGCCGAGGGGACATACTCCAAGTATTACTACACACGGCAGATTCTCGCAGGGTTCATCCGTGAGAGATTCAAGACGGAGGATGTCGCCTTCGGGCAACTTTACGAGCGGTTCATCTGGGATTTTCAGGACTATGTGCTCGATGAGAAGAAACAATCCCTGCAATCCGTGCGCCATTACCTTGCCCTTTTGAAGAAGGTATGCCGCATCGCCTACAAGGAGGGACATTCCGAACGCTATTTCTTCTGCAACTTCAAGCTGCCGAAACAGGAAATCAGCGCACCGAAGGCACTCACACGGGAGGAGTTTGTGAAAGTACGTGACGTGGAAATATCCGTGCGCCGCAGGCCCTCGCTTGCCCTCACCCGTGACCTGTTCCTGTTTGCCTGCTACACCGGAACAGCGTATGCCGATACCGTGTCCATCACGCGGGACAATCTCTTTTCCGACGATGACGGGAACTTGTGGCTGAAATACCACCGCAAGAAAAACGAGTACCTCGCACGGGTGAAACTGCTTCCCGAAGCGATTGCCCTATTGGACAAATACAAGGACGAATCACGGGAAACACTTCTGCCTGTTCAGGACTACCGCGTGTTGAGAGCCAACATGAAGAGCCTCCGTGTACTGGCAGGAATCAAAACCGATATCGTCTATCATGTCGGACGCCATAGTTTCGCAAGCCTGATAACGCTTGAAGAGGGTGTACCTATCGAAACCATCAGCCGAATGTTGGGACACACCAATATCCAGACAACGCAAATTTACGCCCGTGTGACTCCGAAGAAACTTTTTGAGGACATGGACACATTTATCGAAGCGACCAAAGACTTGGTGCTTGTTCTCTGATGCAACTATTTAATCAAGTTCAATAAGATAATCAGTTATGCGCAGTACATTCAAACAACTCTATTACATCAACCGCAGCAAGGTGAAAGCTGATGGTACGACCGCCATTTGGTGCAGAATCTCCATAGATGGCAAACAGGCGGTGCTTTCCACGGGTATTTATTGCAATCCAGATGATTGGAACAGTAAAAAGGGCGAGGTAAAGGACGTTCGCACAAACGGACGGTTAAGCCAATATCGCCAACACATTGAAGATACATACGACACCATACTGAAAGAACAGGGTGTTGTCAGTGCGGAATTGCTGAAAAACACCATAGTGGCGGAAAGCTCCTTGCCCACAACCCTGTTACAAACAGGCAAACAAGAGCTGGAGAGGTTGAAGAAACGCTCTGTCGAGATACAATCACGTTCCACTTACCGACAATCCATTATCTTTCAGGGCTGTATCAGGCTGTACCTAGAATTGGTGTATGACATGCAGGATATACCGTTGGAGGAAATAACGGAAGGGTTCGGCAACGATTACAAGACATTCCTGTTAAAGGACTTGGGATGCAGCACAGACAAGATGAACAAGTGCCTGTGCTGGCTCAACAGGTTGTTGTATCTTGCAGTGGACAGGGAAATCATACGTGCCAACCCTATCGAGGACGTGGAATATGAAAAGAAGAATCCTCCAAAGCTGAAACATATCAGCCGTAACGAATTGAAACGCCTGATGGCAACTCCGTTTGAGGACAGTAACATGGAATTGGCACGGCGTATGTTTATTTTTTCGAGTTTCTGCGGTCTGGCGTATGTGGATATACACCGGCTCTATCCGCACCATATCGGGGAGGCTGCGGACGGCAGGAAATATATCCGCAAAAAAAGAGGTAAGACCAACGTGGAAGCATTTGTTCCGTTGCATCCCGTGGCAGAGCGTATATTGTCACTTTACAACACGACCGATGATACCCACCCCGTTTTCCCTTTGCCCATCCGTGATATACTTTGGCATGAGGTGCATTCCATCGGTAACGCACTGGAGTTTGAAGAAAATCTCTCCCATCACCAAGCCCGGCACACCTTCGGAACCCTGTTGATTTCCGCTGGCATTTCGATAGAGAGCATCGCCAAGATGATGGGACATACAAATATCACCAGTTCCCAAGTCTATGCCAAAATCACAGATGACAAGATTTCCAAGGACATGGACAAGCTGATGGAACGGAGAAAGAAAGTATCGACCGGCGAAAATATAAACAGCGAAAATAGCAAACATCAAATCAATCTATTATGAGCAGAGGAATAATAACAATCAGTGAAAAGGGTGTGGTCATTATGCCGACCGCACCCGTGTGGATGACACAATTTGAGATAGCCGACCTATTCGGAACATTCTCATGCGATGTCCGCAAAGCGATTCATACCATTTACAAGAACAAGGAACTGAACGAATTTGACACGATGAAGTATCTCAAGCAACCGGATGGCATCAGTTACGATGTCTATAACATTGAAGTGATTATAGCCGTTGCATTCAGGATATGCAGTAAAGAGAGTGTCTTGTTCAGACGGTTTATAATAAATGAAATTAGCACCATTAAGAAAGCTACGACGATTACACTATTAGTTGCCAGCGTCAGAGGTAATAACCGATGGTATAGTTGAGGTTCATTCCGTCAGCCACTCGTTCCCGATGCACGGATGCAAAGGTAGCGTATGGCTTAATGGCAGCGGCAAGGTCGGGCGGCAAGCCGTTTCGGGCAGAATCTTCCTCAAACGAGTTTGAGCGTATTCAACCCGAAAACCTTGTCACTGCCTGCCACTCGCTTGAAGAGCATCCGGCAACGGAAACAAGCGAGCGACTGGCGGGAAATCAGAAGAAAGAAGAGAGGAGCGACTTACAGACGAAGCGGAATTTTGATGCTCCGTCTGTAAGCCGCTCCTTTCTCTTTTTGCCGAAAGTCGATTGCTGACGCAATCACAGGGCAGACGGCAAACTGCGCTCCTTCAAGAAAATCAGGTTGCCGTCTGTCGGTAATCGGAGCGGTAGCAGCCAGCCAGCATCCTTTCGATGTCAGATTCACGGTAGAGTATTTTACCGCCTAACTGGATATAGGCTATGCGCCCTTCGTTCCGGTAGTCCTGAAGTGTGCGGCGGCTCACTTTCAGCCGTGCCGACACCTCCTTGTCGGTGAAGAAACGCTCCCCGTTCAATGTCGGGCGGTAATTGACGGTCAGATGTTCGAAGCTGTCCAAAAGACGGTCGAGACTGCCCATGAAGTGGATTATCCACTCGTTGTCCTTGTTAATCAGTTCATTCATGTTACTTTGGATTTAGTGGGTATTGTTAGTTTACTTCGTTCATTTCATCAAGTTTATATAGTTCTTCCTTTGAACTTCACCTCTTTCCGCCTGTCCTCCACAACGGAAACAATACGCTGCACATCATCGGGACGGTAGTAGGTCTTGTGGTTTATCTGCGAGTAAGCCAGCGTCCCATTGTCCCGAAGCGTCTGCAATGTGCGTGGGCTGATGTTGAGCATCCGGCACACGTCCTGATTGTCCATCCACTCGCCCATTGTCTTCTCTCCGTGCTGCCGACAGATGGCATCCATGCGACTGACGAAACGGTCGAACTTGGCGACCATCGCCTCAAAGG